CTTTCTGAGGGCATCACGGAAGGGGGTCTTTTTAGCCGACCGAAAGTGTTGGCCGATCCGTTTTTCAAGAGTTTGGCGCGTCATCCCCACATATATTCTTCCGCTTACAAGATTTCGCGCCTTGTAAATAATCACGGCCTTCCCCTAAGCTTGATATTCATTTGCTCCCGTTTTTGGACGGAAGTCATTTTCTCAAATCCTCTCAATACCCAGCGTATCGAGCGCCGCAGTTGCCCGGAATCTATGAGCGGCCTGTCCGACCCCTTCCTGGCAATCGTCGAAGGAGCGTTCGGCGCCCAGCCGTTTCTTGGGTCGGTGAACCACGCCTTGCAGCGGTTCGTCGCTTCCGTCCCGGCCCTCTGGAGGAATCGCTTCGCCTCCGTGGGCTTTCGGTTCATCCACGCCGTCGCCGCGTCTTTCAATTCCTTCGCGATGGCTTGCTTGTTCCCGCTCGCCTGGATCGCGGGCTCGATGACCGGTCGCGGCGGGATGTGGCGGATCGGGCTGCCGTGGGTGTGAATGTAGAGCAATTCTGCGTTGTTGATCTTCGTTCTCTTGCCCTTGACCACCCTCCTATCGGCGGTCGCCTGCGGGATGCCGACTAGCACCTCGACCTTCCTCAACTCCATCAGGGTATTCTGGAAGTTCTTGAGCCCCGATTCCCGTTTTGTAACCGTGATCGTCGGTCCCATGCTAATAAAGGAGCATTCCTCCGCTTCCAATCGCCTTGGCAAAAGTGGCGAGCTGCTGTCCGAAAGAGGTTGAGTTGAACATGGCGAACCCGCTGATCGCCTCGAAAGGCTGAAAACTGATGCTCACATCCCCAGCCGATTTCGCAGTGGTCACGCCGGTTGACATCCCTGCTGCCGCCGCTTGTCCAAGCGTGGAGTTCGGGTTGCCGTCCGATTGGGCATAGAGCGTGCAGAAGTGGGCAATCATCAGGCCCATCGCCGTGAGCCACAATTCCTGCCACCTTGCTTGGATCAGGCAAGAGGTCGCGACGTAGATGTAGGCCAGGATAACGACGAACGGGATGAGCGGCTGGTTCCAGACCGTCAGCACGATCTGGCCCGATTGCGTGGGAGGCGCCGAGAGCGTCAGGATGTTGTTGACGGAGTCGACTCCCGAGACCAGCGTCCCGTCCGGTATCAGGCCCGTCTGCTGGTCGGCCACCGGGTTTCCGACGGCAATCCCGGTCACGTCGCCGACTTGGATTTGATTCGATCCGACCGTCAGGGTCGCCTCTTCGAGCAGGGGACTCCCGCCCCACTTGGGGTAGAAGCTCAAGAAGTCTTGGATTGTGTACGGGGGGTTCGTTCCGAGTACTACGTTCGACGCGCCGGACCAGAGAGGGAGTGAGCCGAAGCTCTCATAGGGCACGCCCCATGCGCTGCCCAGCCAGGCATCGAAATCGGGGGTTGATGTATATTCTCCCATCCACCTACCACGACTCCCTTACTTCGTTTTCTTGGCCTTCGGCTTCCCGTTCGCGGGCTTCTCGGGTTCCTCTCCCGCGTCGCCCGTCGCCCCGGAATCCTGACCTTCTTCCCCCTTCGGCTCCGTTGAAGTCTCCGGCGGCTTCGGCTCAGAGAGTTCTGGCAGAGGCTTCGGCTCGTGCTCTTCCCGGTACTGCTCGTATTTCTCCCGGTCGATCAAATCGAGGAAATTCGGGCTGATAATCTGGGCTTCGGAGAAGTTTAGCTCCAAGACTTCTCCCCGGCGATGTTCTTGGCCGAGGAATTCGAATCCCTTGGTCACCTCGAATTTGAAGGTTGGGATTTCTGGCGGAGCGAGAGCTTTCGGAGTTTCAGCGGCTCGCGAGACGACAGGAAGAGCGGGCGAGCGAACCTCGATGATCTTTCCGAACTGCACCGACCTCTTGTAGAGGACCGTCTCGCGAACCCAGTCCGGCACTTCCTGGGGGTTCGCGGAGGCGTGGAAGACCACTTCCTGATGCCCCGGAGCGCTGAACCTCGGGGTCGCCTTGAATATCGCTTGCACTTGAATCCTCCGATCGAATCAAGTCGGCCCTCCGGGGCCAACCCCGCGGCGAGAACTCAAATCTCGTCGAGGTAGGTGATCGTCGTCGGCCGGATCTTCTGCACGACGCCGATGTTGCCCGCGAACCCCGTCTGGTAGCCCATGCCCTTGCCGACGGTCGGGACGGTCATCACCTTCATGATCGGCTGCGGGATTGAGAGGTAGATGCAGCTCTCGTCCTTCCGGTAGGCGACCATCCGCGAGCTGGTGCTGTAGCCCTGGGTCGAGATCCAGTCGTCGGGCAGCGGCAGGATCGACAGGTCGATCCCGTGCCTCCGCGCGACGTTGTTCGCCAAGATGAACTCGAGGGCGGAGTTGAACCCGCCTATCGTCATGGGTTCGTTCAGGAGCGACCAGTGCTCCACATCGACCAGGATCGTGTCGGCCATTCCCTCCGGGTCGTATCCCGAGGCCTTCCAGGTCGCCAGCAAAACCTGGTTGACGTCGGTCTGGATCTCCGTCGTCGTCTTCTTCGACCAGAGCGTCGAGCCCGACGCGCCGGCCGTGGCGATGTTGTAGGTCACGTTCGAGTCGTTGATGAGGCCGGGATTTCCCGCCCATCCGAGGTAGGTCACGTAGTCGAGCGCCTTGCCCCAAATCAGCTTCACTCCCTTGTCGAGCAGGTCTTGGAGGGAGTAGGGAGCCGGGATGCCGTTCTTCTTGGCGTCGATCAGGCGCTGGAGGTCGAGGAAGTCGATGAACATGGCCTGCGCCCAGTTGATGGTGGGCCATGTCCCCTTCACTACGTTCACCTGGACTTGGGAGAGGTCCGTCTTCTCCGTCCCCTGGAGTCCGAGCTTGTTCGCCCCGGTGGTGGCGAAGTCCACGGCCCACGCGCTCGTGTACTCGACGAACCCGCCGCCGGTCTTCACCGGGATGTCTCGCGCGTGGGTCACCGCCGCGAGAGGCATGACCAAGTTCACGTTCGGGTATTCGAGCTGAGAAGCCAGGAAGGCCAGGCCCGATCCGGACGCGGCATCGAAGGCGTAGTCCCTCGGGTAATCTATCCCGTTCCTCTGGGAGTCGAACGCGTATCCGCGGTTGCTGTAACTCCATCCCCCCATGGGGGCCGCATTCCGTTTAATCAACATTGTGATCCTCCGACTGATTCAGTGGTCGATGCTTCCGAACTCCCGACTACGCCTGGATTCGCTTCAGGATCGTGACTTCGACGACGTTGTCCGACCCGTAGGCGCTGACGACCCCGGTGGCGAAGATCACGTCGGGCAACATGATGTTGTAAGAGCACTGGACCGGAGTCCCTGCTGGGATGATGGCCGTGGTGTTCTGGTTGATCGTGATCGTGTTCGTGCTGACGTTCGTCACGTAGGTTCCGGGCGCGATCCCGACCGACGCTATGACCGCCGTCCCCACCACGGCGTCCGTGCCCGTAGCGAAGGTCAAGCTCGTCCCGATGGCTGATGCCGTCATCGTGGTCGCTGTGAGTCCGTCGAGTGACGCCTCGATGCCACCGACGACGGTCGAAACTCCGGTGTGCGCTAGGATGCGGAGGTAGACCGGGTTGCCGGCCTTCGGCGTCCCGGCCAGCAGCTTTGAGATGCAGGAGCCGCGCTCCAGGACCTCGCACATCTGGCCCGGCGCGTAATAGCCGACCTGCCCCGTGCCCGCGGGCAGCGGGAAGGTCAAGAGGGTCTTCACCTCGCGCACCGCGAAGCCCGCGAACGGCAGGATGCCGGTCACGACAGGCTGAGGGGCGGGGAGGGCTGTCAGGTAGTCAGTCCCGCTCGTCCACGTGCTCCCGTTCGCCAGCCAGTCGGCGACCTGCGTGTAGGTTCCGCCGGTCTGGTCGGGTTGGAGCACGACGGCGTCCGCGAAGGTGATGTTGTTGGCGTTGTTCGCGTTCGCGAGGCGCGCGGCGATGACCGGCTCTCCGGCGTTCGTCCTCGAGACTTGCCCCAAATACCCGATGCCAGGCCCCGTTACGGGGATTGCAACTCCGAATGCTCCCATGTTTGTTCACCTCAGTCCAAAATTTGGACGACCAGCAAAATCTTCTCCGATGCGCTACCGCGCCGGGACCACGGGCTTGAACGGCCTCGTCCTCTCCGTGCGCTCCTTCTTGTAGGCCGCGTCCAGCTCGGCGGCCATCTTCTGGGCTTCCGTGATCTTCTCCCGGCCCTGGGCGTCCGACGCCATGCTGACGTGCGAGGCGTCGAGGAACTTGCTGTAGCTCCCGTCCTGGTGGGCCCCGCCGGTGATGAGCTGGCGCAGCCTCCGGGCCTCGGAGTCGTAGGCCGCGATGAGCTTCTTGTTTCCGGACTTGGCGACGAACGGCTTCAGGGTGCGGAGGATGGCCCGCGCCTCGTCGAACTGCGGCTTCGGCTCGTCCTTCTTTTCCAGCTCGGGCTCGGGGCGAACGACCTCGGAATCGCCGGCGGCCTTCTTATCGTCGTCCCTGCCCTTGTCGTCGTCCTTCCCATGCGCCTTGTCGTCGTCATCCTTGACCTTCTTGTCGTCGTCGTCGGCGGCGCGGCGCTCTTCCCCGCCTCCAGCCTCGATCGGCTTCAGCTCTTCAGGAATGGCGTCGTTGTCTTCGTGCGCGGGCTCCTTTTTTTCTTCCGTGAAGAACTCGGTCAAGAGCGATTTCAGCTCGTCGAGGTCGACGTCCCCGGCCGCCTCCTGCTCTTCCTTCTCAGTCAGGATCTTGTCCAGAGCGGAGTGCAGTTTCGATCGCCGGTCATCCTTCGCGCTCTTGCGGTCGTCGTCATCCTTGCCGTGGCGCTTGTCGTCGTCCTTCGCCTTGTCGTCGTCGGTCGCCACTTTCCCGGTGGGAAGCTGGGTCTTCGGGGGCTCGGCCTTCCCCTCCTCCTTCGTGACGGCGCCTGGGGCGTGCTGGTCCATGACTTCCGCAAGGTCTTCCGGTGTGGTCTTCTCATCGGCGGCGAACGCCTTCAAGCCACGCGCCCAGA